GGAGCGGAAACGATGGTCAAGGTCATCAATTGGGAGGCCCTCAATGTTTGCTGTCCGCTGTGAAGACGTAATCAAGATATATGATTCCTACCTCTACCGAGAGAGCATCCGAGAAATAGAGGGTCGATACTACGATGCCGATGATAAAGCATGGATAGTCCCTCTCACCGAGCAGAATGCCTACACCTTGGGACTCCTCGGAGCAAAGCTCGATGCCGAACTCAAGGAAATGGCAAAGGCAAAGACAGCCGACTACGTTGGCAAGAAGACCCACATTGAGCCGAGGGTCAAAGCCAAGCTCTATGACCACCAACAGAAAGCCTACCAATTCGCCCTTGACACCCTCGACCGCAGCCGAGGACTTGCGATACTCGCAGACATGGGTACGGGCAAGTCGCTAATGACCATCGCCATCGTAGGCACACTTGAAGCCGAGGAAAAGGTCAAACGACTCCTCGTGGTGTGTCCGAAATCCATCGTGGGAGTATGGGAGGAGGAGTTCCGAAAGTTCGCCGACTACCGCTACGCACTCACGGTTCTCGATGGCACACTCCAAAAGAAAAAGGATGCCTTCGGATATATGCAAGGCACGGCTTTGCAAATTATAGTAGTCAATTATGAGTCCTGTTGGCGTCTCGAACAGGAAATCGCCGAGTGGAAACCCGACATGATTGTCTGCGATGAGTCGAGCAAGATAAAGAACCCCACTACCTCGCAATCGAAGGCTCTGCACCGCCTTGGCAGAGGGACGAAATACAACGTAATCCTCACGGGAACACCCATCACGAACAACCCCTTGGACTTCTTCTCACAATACAAGTTCCTCGATGAAGACATCCTCGGCGGCTCGTTCTACCTCTTCCGTAACAGGTATGCGGTGATGGGAGGATACCAAAACCACCAGATCGTAGGTTACCGACACCTCGCCGAACTCGTGGAAAAGGTACACGATATCGCATACCGCATCAAGATCGAGGATGCCGTGGATCTTCCACCCTTTATTGACGAAACGAGAGTGGTCACCCTCGAAGACAAAGCACAGGCGGTCTACCGTATGATTGAGCAAGACTGCTATGCCGAACTTTCGCACGATGCCGAGGTCACGGCAAGGAACATTCTCACCCAGCTCCTCCGACTCTCGCAATGCACGGGTGGCTACATCCGAGACGATGCGAGTGGGGTGGCACAACAGGTCTCCTCGGCGAAGATTGATGCCCTCGAAGACATCATCGACACCTGCATCGAGGAGGACAAAAAGGTGGTGGTCTTCGCACGGTTCGTCCCGGAAATCGAGGCAATCGAACACCTCCTCAAGAAAAAAGGAATCGACTACTCACTCATCTACGGAGCGACCAAAGACCGAGCCGAGCAGGTGCAGAAATTCCAAACCGACCCTAACGTAAAGGTGTTCATCGGACAGCTGCAGACCACGGGAATGGGACTAACCCTCACGGCGGCGAGTGTTGCGGTCTTCTACTCCCTCGATTTTTCCTACGCCAACTACGAGCAGTCGAGAGCGAGGATACACCGCATCGGACAAAAAGAAAAATGCCTTTATATCCACCTCGTCTGCAAGAACACGGTAGACGAAAAGATAATGGCAGCACTACAGAAAAAAGGCGATATCGCCAAACTTATGGTTGATGATTGGAGGACACTACTCGGTGGCAAGATTTAACGATTTGACGGGCAGACAGTTCGGAAGACTGACTGCCGTGGAGAGGTTACCCCCTCGCGGAAAGAACAAAGCCTTCATGTGGGCTTGCAAGTGCGAGTGCGGCGGCACGGCGGTGGTGCGAGGGACAGACCTCGTCAACGGACACACGATGTCCTGTGGTTGCTACCGCAAAATGCAAAGGGCGATACCAAACGGACAACTCCGACTGCACCGCATATGGGCGAACATGAAACAGCGATGTACAAACCCCAAGAGCAAGGATTACCGCTATTACGGTGCGAGGGGCATCTCGGTGTGCGAGGAATGGCAGGACTTCGAGACCTTCTTCTATTGGGCAATGAACCACGGATACAAGGACGGACTGACCATAGAACGCAAAGATAACGACCGAGGGTACTCCCCGGACAACTGCGAATGGATACCCGCCAACCGACAGCAGCGGAACACGGGCAGAACCAAACGCTACACCTTATGCGGTAAGGAATTCACCCTTGCCGAGCTCTGCCGAATCTTCGGAACACCGAGGAGTACGGTGGAGTCACGACTCAAAAAAGGCATCCCACTCTACCGGGCCTTAAATACAAATAGGAGGTACAACATGAACACCCAATTACTTGAACTGTCGGATGCCCTCAAAGCACTCCGAGAGAAGAAGAGCGACCTTGATAGGCGAACAAAGGAAATCAATGCCGAGATTGAAGACATCACGATGCAGATGATTGACCTCATGACTACCGAGGAGCTCACATCCTTCAACCGCAACGGAACGACGTTCTCGCTCGTAACCACCGAGTACCCGTCACCCGAACCCGAAAGAAAAGGCGAACTTTGGGAAGCCATGAAGAAATACGGCTTCGAGGACTTGTTCACCATCAACAGCCAAACCCTTTCGGCAACGGTCAAGGAACTCATGGCGAACAACGAAGGTCAGCTTCCCGAATGGCTTGACGGACTCATTAAGATTGCGGAGAAAAACAGTATCCGTGTCGCAAAAAGCAAGAAATATTAAAAAGGAGATATGACAATGGCTAACAACGAAATCATGGAAAGAACCAACAACGCGGTGACCGCATACGGTGCGGAAACCAACCTCGGTGAAATCTTCGCTGAAGAGATGGACGGTTTGACTCCGTCCTTTGAGAGAATCAAAATCCCGGCAGGCGGTGGACTCGCATACGAAGTCCCCGGCGATGACCCCGACAGTCCCGATTCCGTCAAGGAATTCAAGGCGGTAATCCTCTACCACCATCCCATCTCGTGCTATTACAAGGAGGAATACACGGGCGGTAACAATCCCCCCGACTGCGGCTCCATGGACGGCAAGGTCGGCATCGAAGCCGAGAGCGGCGAGATCAAAAACTGCGCCGAGTGCGAGTTCAATAAGTTCGGCAGCGGTAAGAATGGGGCAAAGGCTTGCAAGCAGAAGCGCCGCATCTACCTCCTCCGTGAGGGCGAAGCTCTTCCCACCATCCTGTCCTTGCCCACGGGTTCGCTTGGCGAATTCTCCAAGTACGTAATGAGACTGCTTTCAAAGGGCAAGAAGACCAATGCGGTCGTGACCAAATTCACCCTCAAGAAAGCACAAAACAGCGGTGGTATCAACTACTCGCAGGCGGTGTTCGCTGTTGACCGCCAGCTCACGCCCGAAGAGCATCAGAGCGTGATGGCGATGAGCGAACAGGTCAAAGTCCTCGCAAGCGGCGTGTCCGCTCTCGATGAGGAATAAGGAGGGACGGTAAGACGGGCGGTGGCGAAACCGCCGCCCAAACTACCGATGGGTACGATATGAAAAATAGGAAACTCGTTTATATCTGCTCACCGCTCCGAGGAGACCTACAGCGAAACATGACACGGGCGAACTACTTCTCACGGTTCGCCTATGAAAAGGGATACATCCCCATCGCACCTCACACCATATTCCCGCAGTTCCTCAACGATGAAGACCCTAAGGAACGAAAAGCGGGCATGGAGATGGGACTCACCCTACTCGATGGGTGTGAGGAGGTGTGGGTCTTCGGACCGCACATCTCGGACGGAATGAGAGCCGAGATCGAGAGAGCAAGAAAAATAAATAAACGGACGAGGTACTTCTCGGAGAGCTTGGAGGAAACATGAACGATATCTTTGAAAAGGTAAAAGCAGACGCGAAAATAGCCGATGTGGTAGAGTCATTCGGCATTCAACTGAATAGCAAAGACAAGGGTCTGTGTCCTTTTCATAGAGAGAAGACGCCCTCGTTCTCGGTCGACCGAAAGAACAATATCTTCACCTGCTTTGGCTGTGGGGAGACGGGTGATGTCATCAGCTTCGTAGCCAAGATGAAGGGCTGCGAACCGCTCGAAGCGGCGAAACACCTCGCCGAAATGTACCACATTGACACGGGAGACTGCGTCAAGCGAACAAGCATCAAGGACTACCTCAAGGCTTGCATCCGAGACGTGGGAATGACGGATTATTTCGCAAAACGAGGACTTACCCCCGAAACGGTACGAAAATACTGCCTCGGCTACGATGCCAAAAGGCACGCGGTGGTGCTTCCTTACTCTTCCGAACTGCGGTACTACCAAACGAGGAGCATCGCCGACAAGCGGTTCTACAAACCCACGACCGAGGAGGCGGGTGCTGAACCGCTCTTCAATCGCAAAGGGCTGTGGGCATCGAGCAAAGAGCCCGTGTTCATTGTCGAAAGTCCCATCTGTGCCTTGTCGGTCATGCAAAGCGGTGGCATCTCCGTATCGCTCTGCGGAATCGGAGGTGCAAACAAGCTCGCAAAGGAGGTCAAGGCGAAAAAGCCATCGTCCCCCTTGGTGCTGTGCCTTGACAACGATGACCCCGGCAGAAAAGCGACCGAGGAACTCGCTATGGCTCTCACCGAGAGCAACGTCCCTTACATTATCTTCAACATCGCGGGAGATAAAAAAGACCCAAACGAACTGCTCATGGCAGACCCTCAAGCACTCGCCGAGAACATCAAGGCGGCGAAAAAGGAGGTTCGTAAGAAATACAAACGAGGAGTCGGCAGTATGTCGGCATCCGACCTCCAAAACGCCCAGATCGAACCACCAGAGTGGCTCATACCGAATATGCTCCCGCAAGGGCTCGCCATTCTGTGTGCATCGTCCAAGGTCGGTAAGTCGTGGATGGCAATGCAGATGTGCGCCGCTATCAGCCGAGGAAAGCCATTCCTCGAATATGCGACCAACACGGCGGGCTGTTTATACCTCGCCCTCGAAGACGGACTGTTCCGACTCAAAGACCGAATGAACAAGGTCCTCCGAGGGGAAAGCGCCCCCGACAATTTCTATATGTCCATCAAGGCAGACCCCTTGGACGGCTCCCTGATCAAGCAGCTCGATGAGGAACTCGAAGAGCATCCGTCCATCAAGCTCATCATCATCGATACCCTCCAAAAGGTGCGTGGTACGGCGAAAAAGAATGAAATCGCCTATGCCACCGACTACCGAGAACTCGGATCGCTCAAAGAGTACGCCGACAGCAAGAAAATATGCATCTTCCTCATTCACCATTTGCGAAAAATGGCAGACGAAAATGACGTCTTCAACATGATAAGCGGATCTAACGGCATCATGGGTGTCGCCGACACCATCCTCATCATTTATAAGAAAAAGCGTCAAGACGAAAACGCGGTTCTCTTTATGACGGGGCGAGACATTAGGCAAAACGACATCGTGGTGCATTTCGATGAGACCGAGTACAAATGGGAGGTCATCGGCACACCCGAAGAGGAGGAGAAAAAAAGGCGTCGGAGGGAGTATGAGAACAACCCCCTCGTGAGGACGATAAAGCAGCTCATCCTAAATCCGCCGTACTTGTGGCGAGGAACGGCAAGTGATCTGCTCAAAGCGGTGTACGACGTGACCGGGTCAGCCTATGCCGGGTCGAGCGTAGGACTCGGAAAAGAGCTCAATATGCTCGAAACCGACCTCTACTACGACGGCATTGAGCATACCACAAAGCGGAGCGGACAGCAAAAGACCCATTATTTCGGCAAACGGCAGGAATACAAGCCGACCTATCAGGCGTCTGTGTTCGATAAAGGCCCGTTCGATGACTGAATATGTTGGCTTCTGTCCCGGTCTTTCGGGCGGTTCTATCGGCGACTTTCTACCGACTCTGTCCCGGTCTTTCGCAGCGTTTTGTGCTTCGCTTTGGCAGGACTTTGCAGCCGCTTTGATTGTCTTACTTCGCTCTTTTCACCGATTTTGAGCGAAAATTGCGGTTTTTCGCACCGTTTTGGCACTTTTCGGCTGTTTTGGGGCAAATTCTGTGTGTTCTTATTCGCAGTTTTGTCCCTGTCTTGACAGCGTTTTGTGTGGTTTTGTCAGCGTCTTTTGCCGTGTTCTGTCCCGCTCTTTCGGACACTCTCTGACCCTCTTTCGGCGGTTTTGTGTTCAAATTTGAGGGGTTTGCCGGGGATGATGTAGCGATGCCGTGTGATGCCGTAAGATATGGTCCGATGACGTAAAGCCGATTTTTCCGAGAGACCCCAATAAAGAAACAACCTTACACACCCTACACACCTTACACATCCTACACAACCCTTCACAACCTTACACATAGAAACCGACCTCGTAAAGAGAAAAAACATAATTTCTAAAAGAGGGGTTTCTTACACTCTTTCATCCTTACACAAAGTGAAGGGTGTGTAAGGTGTGAAAGGTGGATTTTATAGGAGGCACAGCGAAATGAAAGAAAAAGACCTCATAAAAGCAATCGGAGCATACCTCAAGACGGTGCCGGGACTCTTCTTTTGGAAAGAACACGGAGGTATGTACGGAACGGCGGGCATTCCCGACGTCATCGTCTGCTACAAGGGCAGATTCATCGCCTTTGAAGCCAAGGTCGGATACAACAAACCGACCGTTCTGCAAGAGCAGACCATAAACCAAATCAATAAAGCAGGTGGCTGTGCAACCGTGGTCACCTCGGTAGCAGCGGTCAAGGAAGTCCTTGCCGCATTCGATAAGGAGTAGATACAAGGCATGGAAATAGATATCAATAAAGTGGTCATCACGGAGGAGGCACAGTTCGACTATGAGAGCTTGGTGGGCTTACCGCTCCAAAAGACCCTCATAAAGAATGAAACCGAGACCTACATAGAACTCATGCAAAAGAGCGGACGACTGCTTTACGGATACTATTTCCGTGCGAAATTCTACGATGAGCAGTCGGATCGGATTCTCCTGTTGTTCTTTTACAAGGGCGAGAGATTCGGCGCGATGCAGATGTGGAAACTCGTGGGCATCTGCTACGAGGAGGATTATACGGAAAACCTCGAAGACTGCGGTCAAATCCGTGTGTGGCTAAACAGCAGCCTGACCCCCGAAGAATGCGGGGATTGGGTATGGGACTTGCGAGTATGGCAAGAGAAAAAGCAAAAAGAGATGGAGAGTTATTGGAATGACAAGGATTGAGATAAAGGATTATTTGGAAAACTACGCAAACCGAAAGATGGTCGCCGAATGGAAAGAGAGCCACGGACAGACCGAGGATAAGGACGTGCGAGAGTTCCGAGAGATCGAAAAGTGCATAGAGGTACTGCCCCCCGAAACGAGAGACATCCTCAAGCACATTTATATCAGGGGTTGGTCATTCCGCAAGCTCGCCAGAGAGATGCACTACGGAGCGACCACCATCGTCCGCAAACGCGATGAGGGACTTGACCTCCTCGCACGGTGTCTGTCGAACATCTAAAAAGACGGAACACTCGTGAGCAGTCGAGTAACAGAACGATAACGAAACGGAACGAAACGCCCGTATAATAATAAGTGAACGCAGGGAGGAAATAAAAAATGCCAAGAAAACCAAAGAGACCCTGCTCCTATCCCGGCTGTCCGAAACTTGTGGACGGCAGATTTTGTGAGGAGCATAAAAAACTCACAGACAGTCAGTACAACAAATACGGACGGGATGATTTCACAAAGAGTTTTTATAAGACACCCGAATGGAGATACGCAAGGAAACGGCAGCTCGAAAGACAGCCGTTTTGTGTGGAGTGCTTGAAGAATGGAATCCGCCGCCGAGCAACGATGGTCGACCACGTCGTACCCATCAAGCAAGGAGGAGATAAGTTCGCACCCGCTAACCTGCAGTCGCTCTGTTGGTCGTGCCACTCAAGGAAGTCAGCCGAGGAAGGAAGCCGATGGAGCAAGACCCCGCACGACTACTCCTGACCTACAGGGGAGGGGGTGGTCAAATCTTCGGGAAATTCACACCGATGAGCGGGGCCGCAACTCTACGCACAAAATCGCATAATCAAAAATCAAACGGGAAAATCAAAATCCGCGTTTGGTTTAACGAAGTTAAAGGGTCGGAGAAATCCGCCCTTTTTGATTTCGCGGGAAAATCAAAAAATCAATTTTTATCAAAAATCAAAACGGAGGGACTATGGCAAGCGGAGGAAGGAGACCGGGTGCGGGCAGACCGAAAAAGTCAGCCACGCAGAAAATGCTTGAAGGCAACCCCGGCAAACGACCGATAGAGGTAGTGGACTTCGCAGGTGGCGGTGTCGAACTGCCGAGCGAACCACCCTCATACTTATCGGCAAAAGCAAAAGAAATCTACAAGACGGTGTACGCATGGCTCGAAAGCGTCGGCTGCACAAAAGGCATTCTCCCATACAACTTGGAGGAGTACGCCTTCTGCAAAGCACGGTGGCTTGAATGCGAGGATAAGAACACCAAACACGGACTGCTCGTGAAAGACCCAAGCGGCAAGCCGATGCCCTCGCCGTTCGTGGCGATGGCTCAACAGTACCTCAAACAGACGAATGAGGTATGGGGCAAGATTTATCTCGTGGTACGCGAGACGAAGCTGTCAAAATGGGACGATACCAACCCCAATGATGACATCATGGAAAAAATATTAGGAGGTAAGCCGTAATGGAATATACGACCGAGCGACCGCTCCGACTGATAGAACTGTTCGCAGGCATCGGTTCGCAGACGCAAGCTCTCAAAAACATCGGTGTCCCACATACGGTCGTGGGCATATCCGAGATCGATAAATATGCCATCAACACCTACATGGCAATGCACGGCGAAACACAAAATTTCGGCGACATTTGCAAAATCCTCGCTCTTCCCGATGCGGATATGTGGACATACTCCTTCCCGTGTCAGGATATTTCGGTCGCGGGCAAAGGAGCTGGCATCAAGGAAGGCACACGAAGCGGTCTGCTTTATCAGGTGGAACGGCTCTTAAAGGTGGCAGATGCAAACAAAACTTTGCCAAAATACCTCCTTTTGGAGAATGTAAAGAACCTCGTCTCCAAGAAATTCAAGGCAGATTTTGACGCTTGGCTCACCTTTTTGGAGAGTCTCGGCTACAAAAACTATTGGAAAATCCTCAATGCAAAGGACTATGGTATTCCGCAGCACCGAGAGAGAGTTTTCTGTGTGTCGATACGAGGCGAACACGCACCCTTTGTGTTTCCCGAAAAGCAGGAACTGACCCTCCGCCTACGCGATATGATAGATGAAGTCGTCCCCGAAAAATACTACCTCAAGGAAAGCACCATCAGGAGCATCCTGACCTCCACCTTTAACTCTCGGAGGGACTGCATCCGACCGAGAGACGGACTTGCCAACTGCCTATGTGCAAGGGACTACAAAGAGCCCCAATGCGTACAGGTCGGCGAGGTGGTCGGAGAAAAATGGGACAAGATGCACGACATCTCCCGCCGTGTCTATGAGCCAAGCGGTCTCGCTCCCACGGTTCATTGTCAGCAAGGCGGCAACACCGAACTCAAGATTGCCGAGAACTTCGTCATCGGCGGTCTGCAAGAGCATCAAGTACCGAGGACGGACGGTTGCTGTCCTACTCTCACGGAGGCGATGGGCAAAGGCGGTGGGCAGACACCCATCATCGTAGCCATGCGAGGACGAAACCCCGACAATCCCTCGGACCGTTCGCCCGGCATCCCTCTCGAACAGGTCATAGAACCGAATGAACACGGCATTGCCAATGCTCTCACCACGGTTCAAAAGGACAACCTCGTACTCGAAGACAAGGGCGACTACGTCAGCCGTTGCTACAAAGAGTTCTACGAGAAAAAGGGTTACATCCCCGAAAAGTTCGTGGCATACAACCGCACCGAGGTCGGAGATATAGCGCCGACACTCACGGGACAATGTTCGTCTCCGTCAGGCAGCTCGGCGGTGCTTTGCTTGGAGCAACCCATCAAAGTCAAGGTGGCAACACAGCAAGGCTACGAAGAAGCCGAAATCGGCGACTATGTCAATACGACCTATCCGAGCAGCACGACCAAACGAGGTCGCGTGGGCAAAGGGGTGGCACACACCATCACTTGCGGAGACGGCAATGCAGTCATCACGGAAAACGTGCGAATTCGCAAGCTCACTCCGAGAGAGTGTCTCCGCCTTATGGGTTGGAAAGACGAACAGATCGATAAAATCACGGTAAGCTCGACACAGCAATACAGACAAGCGGGCAACGGCATCGTGGTACAGGTCTTGGAGGCAATCTTCAAGGCTTTATTTTTTACCGAGGGGTAAGCGATGGCATACATTGCAAGCATCAGTTACGGCAAAGACAGCCTTGCGATGCTCGAAGTCATCCACAGAAACGGCTTGCCCCTTGACCGCATCGTCCACGTAGAAGTCATGGCGACAAGGGATGTCCCCGGCGAGTTCCCTGAAATGGTGGCATTCAAGAAAAAAGCCGACCAGATCATCTACGAAAAATACGGAATAGCGGTCGAGCATATCACCTCGCCAAAGAGCTACGAGGACTTCTTCTACTATGTGAGTAACGGCACGAAAAGCCTCTATGCGGGAAAGATATACGGCTTTCCTATGCAAAAGGGCAATTGGTGCAACTCACGTCTCAAGGTAGACGTCCTCGACAAAGTTCAGCGTGGCAACATCACATACATCGGCATCGCAGCCGATGAGCCGAGGAGATTTCATAACCTCGGCGAGGACAAGCGAAGCCCTCTCGTGGAGTATGGGTGGACGGAAAAGATGTGCAAGGATTGGTGCCGGGAGAATGACCTCCTCTCACCGACCTATACGAGCTCCACTCGTGGCGGGTGTTGGTTCTGCCATAACCAGAGCATCGGGCAAATGCGAATGCTCCGAAAGAAGTACCCGCACCTATGGGCAATGCTCCTCAAATGGGACAAAGACAGTCCCATCTCATTCAAAGCAAGCGGTCGGACCGTTCACGACTTTGACAAGCGATTTCAAATGGAAGAAACAGCAAAAGTACCCATTGATAGAACGTTCAAATGGGAAATGATATCGGAGGAAAAAACAATGACGAAAAGAATTTACACCGCAGAATCCGTTACGAGCGGACACCCTGACAAGCTCGCCGACCTGATTGCCGACGCCATCCTCGATGAGTGCTTGGAACAGGACGAAAACAGCCATGTGGCTTGCGAGGTCATGCTTGCACATAACAAGTGCTTTATAAGCGGTGAGATCTCCACCAAAGCAAAGGTCGACTACGAATATGTGGCACGATGCATCATTGCCGAGGTGGGATACGAGGCAAACGAGATCGAATATGAGGTCCGCATCCATGAGCAGAGTGCAGACATCGCACAGGCGGTAGGTCGGGATGAACAAGGTGCGGGAGACCAAGGCATCGTCTACGGTTATGCAAGCAATGAGACCGAGACCTTAATGCCCCTGCCCATTGAGCTTGCCCACAGGCTGACCGACAAACTCGAAGAGTGCCGCATCAGCGGTAAAATCAAGGGACTGCTCCCGGACGGAAAGAGTCAGGTGTCCATCCTTTACGATGGCGACCGATTTGAGAGGATCACCTCCATCATCGTATCCGCGCAGCACACCGAGGACAAAGACCTTGCAGAACTGCAAAAGGAAATCCGTGTGTTCGTAATCGACCCTGTGATGGCTCTGTATGACGTGAGTGGAACGGAAATCCTCATCAATCCGTCGGGCAGATTCGTCATCGGCGGGTTCGTTGCCGACACGGGACTTACGGGCAGAAAGCTCATGGTGGACACCTACGGCGGAAAAGCACATCACGGCGGTGGAGCGATGAGCGGTAAGGATGCAAGCAAAGTAGATCGTAGCGGTGCGTACCTTGCGAGATACATTGCAAAGAACATTGTAGCGGCAAAACTCGCCGATGAGTGCGAGGTCTCCCTCGCTTATGCCATCGGAGTACCGAGACCCACAGCCGTGGACGTCAACACCTTCTACACAGGTATCGTAAACGACAAGCTCATCGCAGACGCGGTGGCAAAGGTCTTCGACCTTTCGGTCGCGGGGGCAATCGACAAACTCGACCTCAAGCGACCCGTCTATACACAGACAGCGGTCGGCGGTCACTTCGGCAAGGACTTCCTTGCGTGGGAGATGACCGATAAGACGGAGGAACTCAATGAGGCAATCCGAAACTGACCGACTCGTCATCGAAAATATGCGGCTCGTCTACCATATGTACGAGAAGCTCCGCAAAAATGACCTCACCATCAGGTACAAGGAAGACCTCATCTCCGAGGGCATGGTGGGGCTGTGCAAAGCGGCGAATAACTTCTCCCCGGACCGGGGCGTGAAGTTCTCCACATTCGCCGCCATGTGCATCCGAAACGAAATGCTTATGTACCTTCGCAAGCTCAACAGACAAGCCAACGCCGAGGTGTCGTTGCACACCGTCATCGGCAAGGACTCCGAGGGACATGAACTCACCTACGAGGACGTCATTGAAGACGAATCGCAGTCGGCAGACGAAATGCTCGTGGACATCATGGCAAAAGAGTTCACCGATGCTCAAAAACCCCTCGACCGAGAGATACTCAAAGCCTTGCAAGAGGGTCATAAGCAAAGCCAGATCGGAAAAATGCTCGGCATCAAGCAGCCTACGGTATGCCGACACATCCGAAAAATGAAAAAAGACGCAAAAAACCTTATTTTTTAGCGAAATTCTTGAAAATAACACTGGACTTTCGCCAACGTTTACGGTATTTTGGTTTGCTGAAAAGGAGGTATCACCCATGAAAAAAGAAATAGTGGAATACTCAAAAAGCGGACCGAGCGGAAACATCTACCACATACTCGGAAAAGCCAACCTCGCCCTGCGGAAACAGAGACGAATCCTCGACTATAACGAGATGTGGGAACGAGTCCAAAACAGCCATAGTTACACGGAAGCCCTCGCCATCATCGGAGAGTACGTAGAACTCATCGAATTGCCCTAAAATAGCGGGATAATACGCACAAAAATAGGGCGAAAATATGTGTGTTTTCAGGTGGTTATTTCTTCACGATTTCACTGGACTTTCGCCCATCTTTACGGTATTGTTTGTGTTGCCAAGAGGCAAAGAAAAACCGAAAGGAAACACACACATGAAAACACAGAAATTCGGAATCGAAATCGAACTCACAGGCATCACCCGCAAGGATGCAGCCAAGACCATCGCAAAGCACTTCGGAACGACCGAGACCTACGTCGGAGGAGCATACCGCCGCTACGAGGTCAAGGACACCCAAGGCAGAACATGGAAACTCGTCTACGACTCAAGCATCACCGCCGAACTCAAGAGTGGAGAGAGAGCCTACGATGACGAGTACAAGTGCGAACTCGTATCGCCCATCTGCACCTACGAAGACATCGAGACCATCCAAGAGATCGTCCGAGAGCTGAGACACAAAGGTGCAATCGCCAACAGCTCCTGCGGAATCCACATCCACATCAACGCGGCACCGCACACGGCAAGGTCGCTCCGAAACATCGCCAACATTATGGCAAGCAAGGAAGACCTCCTCTTCAAAGCACTCGGCGTCAGCCAACACCGAGAGAGCAACTACTGCGGTAAGATAGAACCGAGGTTCGTAGAGCAAATCAACAAAACAAAGCCTACGAGCAAGGATGCGGTCGGCAGAATATGGTACAACGGCGACATGAGCCGAGCAAGCTCACACTACGACTACAGCAGATACCACGCACTCAACCTCCACGCGGTATGGCAAAAAGGCACGATAGAGTTCCGATGCTTCAACGGCACGACCCACGCGGGCAAGATTAAGACCTACATCCAACTGTGCCTCGCAATCAGCCATCAGGCACTCACCTCCAAAGGATCGAGTGCAAAGAAGACGGTAACAAGCAACGAAAAGTACACCTTCCGCACATGGCTCCTCCGACTCGGACTCATCGGCGAGGAATTCGAGACCGCAAGAAAATGGCTCCTCGAAAACCTCGATGGAGACATCGCCTTCAAGAACGGCAGACCTACGAGAGTGGCATAACCGCCACTCTCCACACTAAAAGATAAGGAGAACATACAAAATGACAAGACTTTACGTAGCCTACGGCAGTAACCTCAACCTCAAGCAGATGGGGTGGCGATGCCCCAAAGCAAAGGTGGTCGGCATCGGAATGCTCAAGGATTGGCAACTGACCTTCCGAGGAGTAGCGACCATCGAACCCGAAGAGGGGGCAGAAACCCCTGTGGCGGTATGGGACATCCAACCGAGCGATGAGATGGCACTCGACCGATACGAGGGATATCCGAGCCTCTACCACAAAGAGAACGTAACGGTCACGATGGCAGACGGTAGCGAACTCACCGCCATGGTCTACATCATGAACCGAGGATACCCTGCCTTGCCGAATCAAGGGTACTTCAATACCATCAGGCAAGGATACGATGATGTCGGACTCGACCCCACCTACCTCAAGGAAGCCCTCGAAGACACCGAGAAACGGGCGAAAGCCGAGGGGCTCAAATAACCAATAAAAATCATGTGTGTGCGAGGAGCGGACTGCGGTCTGCTCCTTGTCATTTAGGAGGAAAGAGTGGACAACAAAATCATAACAAGAGACAACGGTCAACTCTTTAATCCATCCCTCGCCGAGAGAGCCATCACCTTTATCAATATGCTCAAGCATACAAAGGGCTCGTGGTACGGCAAGAACTTTGAACTGCTCCCATGGCAGTCCGCCATCATCTCGGACATTTTCGGCACGGTCAAGGAAAACGGATACCGACAATACAACACCGCCTACATTGAGATACCGAAAAAGCAAGGCAAAAGTGAACTCGCCGCAGCCGTTGCCCTTTATCTTTTGGCGGGTGATGGGGAGTGGGGTGCGGAGATATACGGCTGTGCCGCCGACCGCCAACAGGCATCCATCGTGTTCGACGTTGCTTGCCAAATGGTCGAGCAATGCCCGGCACTCAAGAAAAGAATCAAGCCCATCATGTCGCAAAAGCGACTCGTATATACACCCCTCAATTCCTTTTATCAGGTACTCTCGGCAGAATCCTTTACAAAGCACGGACTCAACGTACACGGAGTCGTGTTCGATGAGCTTCACGCACAACCGAACCGCGCCCTCTACGATGTCATGACCCACGGTTCTGGAGACGCCCGCAAACAGCCGCTCTTCTTTCTCATCACAACGGCGGGAACGGATCGGAATTCCATCTGTTGGGAGATACACCAAAAGGCAAAGGACATCATCGAGGGACGAAAGCACGACCGCTCCTTTTACCCTGTGATATACGGTGCGGACGATGACGATGATTGGTCAAGCGAGGCGGTTTGGTACAAAGCCAATCCCTCTCTCGGAGTCACGGTCGACATCGACAAGCTCTATACAGCCTACGAATCCGCCAAGGAAAACCCCGCCGAGGAAAACCTCTTTCGGCAGCTCCGACTGAACCAATGGGTCAAGCAGTCGGTGCGGTGGATGCCCATGGACGCTTGGGACAAATGCGACTATGCGGTAGACCCCGAAGCCCTCATCGGACGCGAGTGCTACGGCGGTCTCGACCTCTCCTCAAGCACGGACATCACGGCATTCGTCCTCGTATTCCCACCGAGGAACGAGGACGAAAAGTACATCATACTGCCGTACTTTTGGATACCCGAAGACACCATCGCCCTCCGCGTCCGCCGAGACCATGTGCCATACGATACTTGGCTCGGCAGAGGTCAGGTCATAGCGACCGAGGGCAACGTCATCCACTACGGATACATCGAAAAGTTCATCGAGGAGCTCGGCGAAAAATATCACATCAAGGAGATCGCATTCGACAGATGGGGAGCGGTACAGATGACCCAAAACCTTGAGGGGATGGGCTTCACGGTCGTGCCTTTCGGACAGGGTTTCAAGGATATGAGCCCTCCGACAAAGGAACTCATGAAGCTCGTGCTTGAACAAAGGATTGCCCACGGCGGCAACGTTCCGCTGCGGTGGATGATGGACAACGTATTCGTCCGCACCGACCCAGCGGGAAACATCAAGATGGATAAAGAGAAATCAACGGAACGAATAGACGGTGCAGTCGCAACGGTTATGGCACTTGACCGAGCCATCCGCAATCAAGGAACGACCGACAGCATCTACAACGACCGAGGAATCATCGTAATATAAGAAAAAGACCCGCCGAGGGCAGGTCTTTACGGATAATAATAGTCGAGATATTCGTCAATGAAACAATCAGGAAAGACGAACTCTTTGAAGTCGTGTAGATCGTCAAACCACACTTGCATATACTTGCGACCATTCTCCTCACGGAAACGGGTGATATACCCACGACCGAAAGTCTTATGAATGATGGGGCGATTGAGCTGTAGGTACAAGGCGTGTTCATTCATGCTATTGAACCACGCCCTCCGCTTTTCCTTTTCGGAGAGCGGTTCGGGTTGAGGGTCGTGTGTTGGTTCGACCTTGGCAACGGACTCGGTAGCAGGTTCTTTCTGCGGGAAGAATTTTCCCTCAAGCCATTCTGCAAACGGCAGCAATACGAGCAAACCGAGGATAGCGGAAATGCCGATTGAACACCATACGTCCCTTGCGGTGCTATCTTTCTCGACTCGTTTTTCATAGGACACTTGAATGGTGCCGCTCGGAGTGCCTTTGCATACAGAGCAAGCGGTGTACCCCTCATCGTAGGCTTGGGTACGACCTTTTTCAATCTTGGAGGAATGGAGATATTGGCAAGAACCGTTATGGTAAAAATCGCCGCTGTTGGTCACATACACCCTCGGCTGTGTTTCGTTAATGGTTTGGGTTTCGTAAACGGGAGACCCCGAATTGCCAATCCACGCAAACATCGGCACGAACAATATGGCAGACAATATCAGCCAACAGCCAATAAAAAAAGCGACCTTTTTCGACATCAACCCGCACTCCTCTCATAAGATTGAATCCATTATATCACAAATTCGTGAACAAGTACACCTATAATATACGACAAAAATCGCAAAAATACTTTTTTTATCGCAAAATCGGACAAAAGGAGACATTCTGCAATGATAATTGAAAAAAGACCCGTCGAGGACTTGCAAGCAGCCGAATACAATCCTCGAAAAGACCTCAAGCCGGGCGACCCTGAATACGAGAAGCTCAAGAGGAGCATTGAGGAATTCGGCTATGTAGAACCCGTGATATGGAATAAGCGCACGGGCAAGGTCGTAGGCGGTCACCAGAGACTCAAGGTTCTCAAAGACCTTGGAATGACCGAGGTGGACTGCGTAGTGGTAGACCTCGATGAGAGCCGAGAGAAGGCCCTCAATATCGCCCTCAACAAAATCAGCGGTTCGTGGGATAACGACCTCCTCGCAAACCTCCTCCGAGACCTCGACCAGAGTGGCTTTGACGTTACCCTCACGGGCTTCGACCTCGCCGAAGCCCAAGAGTTATTCGGCAGCGGTTCGATGGAAAACGTCCATGAGGATGACTTCGATGCGGACTCCGCCATCGAGGAGGTAACCGAGCCAAAGACCAAGTTCGGAGACCTTTGGATACTCGGCAATCACCGACTCCTGTGCGGCGACTGCACCCATAAAGAGGACATCGAAAGAGTCCTTGACGGCAAGGCTGCCGACATTATGGTAACCGACCCTCCGTATAACGTAGACTACGGCTCCACCCTCAACGGACAGAGCCGAGGAGGAGACATCGCAAACGATAATCTCTCGGATAACGAGTTCTACCAATTCCTCTTGGCATTCTACAAAGCAGCCGAGAGCGGACTCAAAAAGGGCGCACCCGTGTATGTGTTTCATAGTACAAAAGAGACACTTAACTTTACAAAAGCGCTCATTGATGCGGGATTTAAGTACGCACAAACCCTTGTGTGGTACAAGAATCACTTCACCCTCGGCAGACAGGACTACCAATGGATACACGAACCAATCCTCTACGGTTGGAAAGAGGGTGCCGGGCATTATTTCATCGCCGACAGAACCCTTTCCACGGTCTACGAGGAGGTCAAGGATAACCTCCGCAAGATGAATAAGGGCGACCTTGTAGAGCTCGTGGAGAAAATCCTCGCAGTACCGACAACGGTCATTCACGATAACAAGCCGACCCGCTCTCCCGATCATCCCACGATGAAGCCCATCACCCTGTGTGCAAAGCTCATCTACAACTCAAGCCATGAGGGAGATACGGTACTCGAACCCTTCGGCGGTAGCGGCTCAACCCTCATCGCATCGGAGCAGCTGAATCGCAGATGCTGTGCCATCGAGCTTGAACCGAAATACTGCGACGTCATCGTCCGCAGATACCGCCAGCTCATGCCCGCCGTGGCGGTGCGACACATCCGTAACGGAGTCGAGATATACGACTAATAAGGAGGTAACATGGGAATATTCGGACGCAGTCGAGATACTCCCCAAAAGGAGCGACGCAACAAACCGAGCAAAGAGATGCAAGAGTTCATTCGAGGAGTCGATGTTGATACCTACGGCAACAGCAGTAGCGGTGTCAGGGTCGATGAACTCCGAGCAATGCAGACCTCGGCGGTTTATGCTTGCGTGAAAATACTATCGGAGACGGTGGCAAGCCTACCGCTCCACCTTTACAAAAAAGGCAATGACGGTCGAAACGAGCTGGCAACACAGCATCCGCTCGACTCTTGCCTATACGAAAGACCAAACGAAGAGATGTCCTCGTTTGAGTTCCGAGAGATGATGATGACATCCGTCCTACTATGGGGCAACGGCTATGCCCGCATCATCCGAAAGCAAGGTCACGTAACCGAGCTGTGGTTTCTCAAACCGCAGAACATGACGGTGGAAAGAGATACGATTACAACGAAAATCAAGTACACCTACACGGATGACGTGACCAATGAGACCTATGTCTACAAGCCAAACCAAATCTTCCACCTCAAAGGGCTGTCCTATGACGGAGTCAAGGGTGTCAGTCCCATCACACAGGTGCGAGAGGCGATAGGCTTGGCACTTGCAA